CAAATATCCAAAAAACATTATTTTCTTTTCTATCCATAGTTGTTAGCCTATCTCGTGACTGCCAGTATGAAGTAGCAGAATAATCAGGAGTCAAATAAATTAAATAATCAGCATTTTTTAAACTAATTCCCTCACGTCCTGATACAATTTGCAAAGCTATATTTTTATCAGTATTGTCAAATGTATCTAAATCAAAACAAATAGTATCTTTATAAAATTCTTTAATCATTTCTAATTCTTGTTGAAATTTATAAAAAATAGCTATCTTATTATTTTTAAATTTTTCATTAATAAATACTAATTTTGAATTATCTATTATAATTCCTTTACCACTTTCTAAAATACAAGTACCTGAGTATAATTGATGTAATTTATTCATTAATTTAACTGCGGTTTCTCCTAAAATTAAATCATTTTTACCATAATAAACATTGTCTTTTTTTAGTGTTTTTGTTATTGAATAAGTAATAGGCAACATTTCAACTTCAAATATAGTTTCTTGTACATTAGTCTTAAAACCAGCTTGTTCCTGTGTAAAAGTAATTAAATATTTATCTATTATTTTTTTAATTTTATTCTGATTTGCATCTGTATAATCATTTACCTCAGCATAACCTAAATACTTCTTTTTAACATTTACAAAAATATTTGCCCATTTATAAAAATTAATACATTCTTTAAACGGTGAATATTTGCTTAACCAAAATTGATGATAAATTTGAGAATAACTCTCAGGTGTTGGTGTTCCACTTAAAAAAACCATAGGCAAATGACCAAACTTCTCTTTAATTGTTTTAGTAGCATTATTTGCTTTAGGAAAAGCTCCATTTCTATGATGCTCATCGCTTATAATTAAATCGTACATATCTTTTATTAAATGAACGCTTTCATTATTTACAACAGTTATATCATAATTATAATTCAAAGCCTTATAATCACTTAAAATTGATTGTATAGCTTTTTTCTTTGTTAAAAATAAAACTTTATTAGCACCAAACAATTTAGCAGTTTCTAAAGCCATTAATGTTTTACCTGTTCTAACTTCACAAACTAAATAAACTATATTTAATTTATTTAAAATTTCATTTGCTTTATTAGCTATTTCTATCTGATATTGTCTTAATTCCATATTTTTATCGTTTTTAGTGTAACATTTTTAAAAATGTTACAGTGAATGTTACAGTGAATGTTACAGTATATTCTTAGTGTTTATAAGGCTTAAGAACGTTTTTACTGTAACATGTTACACTTTTGGTTTTAAAATAATTATTTTTTTTATTTTACTTTTTTTTATTTTTACTTACTGTAACTGTAACATGTTACACTTTTTCTTTGTTAAGTACTATAAACATTGACTTTTTACTGTAACATTAGGTGTAACATTGTAACATTTATGTTACACTTTCAAATTCCTTAACCCAGCGTGTAATACTCATTCTTGAAATGCCTAAAATTTCAGCAGTTTCACTACGATTAAAATCTTTTTTAGTTTTCCAAATCTCATGTAGCTTTTCTTTTTCAGTCTTTCCTTTATTTTGTCCGATAGTATTTTTAATCTTTGACACTTCAATTGAATTAACTTTAATCTTTTTTGCAGTAGCTACAAAGTACTTACTTAATTTTTCCGCTTTTAAGACACTATCTTTTGAAATAAGTAATGTGTTACCACTTTCACTAAAGAATTCATCAAAAGTATGTATTAAGCACGCAAAACGTGGTATATAACTCTTTTGTTTAGGTAGCATTGACTTTAAATATTCATTTTCATTTTCATCATTCTGAATTAAAGTAGTTTCATTAAACATTCTAATCCATTCAACTTTTGCTTCTTCTGAAAATTTAGCAGTTAATGATTCAATCTCTCCATCTTCATTACGTTTTATAATTCCTTTTAAAGTATCATAAAACATAATAATAGATTCTTTGTACCAGATTAATGTATTTTCGTCAATCTCTTTTTCATTATAACTATCAATTTTTAAATCAGGAAAAGATAAAAGCATTCTATCCATAAATCCATTATCTTTATTTTCATCAGTATAAAATGAATTAAAAATACTTGGTTGTATTCCTCCAAGAACTGGTATGAATGGTTTTTCAACAAAAGAACCTTTCCGAGTAAGTCTATTTAAATTTACAGACTTGCCACTCCAGGTAGATAACCAAAATTCTAAATCAGAACCCTCACGATATTTATTCATATCTTTTAACCAACCAGCTAATTCGTCTTTAAACACTCCAACTGCATTATCTGATTCTTGATGTAAATCAACTAAGGCTTCTAAAGTAATGTCATTAGCAATGAATTGGCTTTTTCTTGGTTCAAACACTTCTGGGTGTTCTTCTTTTTCTTTTTTACTTAAATTAGTATAAAAATCAAATTTTTCTCTTTCTTTAATATAGTGCTTAATTTCTTTTTGATTAATTTTTATTAATGGTGAAATTATATTTGAAATACTTGGAGTTTTACCAAGTCCGGCTTTACCAACAATAGATATCCAAACTGTTAAATTTTCAATCCATCCTTTTTTAACCTCAACATTTATTGAATTACCAATACAAACAGATATTAACCATAATAAAGAACAACCCATGAAATCAATAGAACTATCTAATTTTGAATGACATTCTTTTAAATAGTTTTGTATTTCTAAAGGGAAAATATCTATGGGGAATATTAAATCATTAGTATTAATATTTGGTTTATCTTCGTTAGTTTGAATTGATATTTTAGGTTTAATTTCATTAACAATCTTTTTTAAACGAGAACCATATCCTTTAGAATATAACTCTTTTGCACCTTCTGATAAATTACCATTATGGTTTTTATAACAATACGCAATAAATGGTGTTATTTGTTTTTCATGAGGGTATATTGTACCCGTACTAAATAAATACATCAAACCATCTTCTTTATAAACATATCCCGAATGTGGTGATTCTGAGCCATGTCTTTTTATAACATATTTTTTAGTATGATTTGCAACTATTGTAAAATCAGAACCAATAACTTCAAAAATATCTGTCTTTTGATTATAATCATCCCAACAGGTAATTTCATTTTCTTGGTATTCTTGCTTTTTTTTAATCGGTTCAATAGGAGTTTCATTAACATAATTGTATGTTCTTGAACAACTCCATAAAACCTCTCTATCTTCTTCAGAAATCTCTTTAATTTCATGGTAGTTAAGTTTAGATAAAGTATCATCATAAGCTATTACCATTCCACCAATACCACGTGATTCAATTAATGCTTCTGGATTTCCTTTTAACTTTGCAATTTTAGTATTTTTTTTTAATGTTTTACATTTATAAAGAATATGATACCCTTTGTTTAAAGTCTTTTTAATTACAAACTTTTTATCAAAATCATCAATATTATCTTTAAGAAATCCTAAATACTCATCCCAAAAATCTTTCTGTTCTTTAAGAGTTGATAAAGTTTTACAATCAATATCAATTACTTCTAAATTATTATAACCAGTTACTAATCCATATTTAGGACTATTTAACAATTCTATTTCTTCTGGAGTTCTTGCCACTTCTTGTGCATTTTTCCAACTACCAATAGGTGCTTTATTTTCACCACAGGGAATAATTGAAAACCCAGTTTCAGCTAATTTTTTTAAATAATGTTTTTCCATTTAAATATTAAAAATGACAAAACCCCCTAACTTCCATCACAAAGTTAAGGGGTTTGTCGGTTAGTCTATTGACTAAATCTCTTAATGCAAGTGATGGTTTGCATCGCAAATATAATTAAATTTTCTTAATATTAATTATTTTTCTATAAATTTTATTTGCGTATTCAGAATTACATCCTCTTTTACGGTAAAATTCTAAAATACGCTTAATTCTTTGTAGTGGTGATTGTGTGTTTTTCATTCGTTTAAATATTTATATTCGCCTATTCGTCTTATTAATATTCCGTTTAATATTCTGCTTACAGTTGAAATATCAATACCATTTGCTTTAGCTGCGTGAAATGCATTTTTATATATTTCTCCTGTATTCTTAACAATTTTTTTACATTTTTTATTGACTACTTTATGATCTGTTTCTTCAATTAAACACATAAAATCTTCTTTTGTAAATTTTTTATAATCTTTATTCCAAAGCGGATGATTTGGATGTTTACGTAATAAATCTATTGTTTCGTATAAAGTTAACATAACTACTTCTTTTTTTTACCATTAACTATATCTTGTAATTGAGATACAATATAAGAATTTTGCTTACCCCAGTACATATCACAAACTCCATTTTCAATAGGTTCTTTTACAAAATAAGATTGTCCAATCGTATCTTTTTTTGCGGTAAACCTGTAACAATTATCTCTTATAGGACAATTTTTACCTTTGCACATTGTTATATCAGCCATGATTTTTAATTTCTTTTATACAAGTTAAACAATAAGAGTATATTCCATTTTCAGAGCATTTAGTTCTTAATTCAGGAAATACACATTCACAATATTTGTTGTCAATATTAACTACTATTTTCTGAGTAGGACAACTCATTTTGTGTCCTTTTGTCTGATTACAATATTTACATTTCTCCATAATTAAAATATATAATCGTTAATACTTTTTTGATTTTCGTAGTAATTAAAATGAACAAATCCACTTATACTGTTTTGGAAATTAGTCTGAACCCAATTTGAAGGAGGTGAGAATGCAGGAAAGTTTTGATATTGAAAATGTTTAGAAGTAGAATTATCAAAAATATATTGGTGAGAATCGCCTTTACCGAACTCTATTTGATAATTATGTAGTTTATTCTCGTCAATGTAATTCTTTATCTTTTCAATTTGTTTAGGGTCTAATACTGGTTTAAAGCCAAATTTAAGACTTTTATCATCTTTACCATGTGTAAGTATAAAACACCTGTTTTTAATGATATAATGGTCTATAAACCGCCTTTGATTAATTACCTCAACGTTATTAGGATATTTAAGTTCTACATAAGTTTTAAAAGCACTATTTACAATGTACCCAAAAGACCCTGAGTGATTATCATTACAAATATTAATACATTGTATCTTTTCAAAATAAGGTATTAATGCATCGATTAACTTAATTTTAAACCGCAAACCTACATCAAATGCTTCTTGGTTATCCATATTCTGAGGTAAATCATGACCTCCTCTTGTAGTCATTGCGTTATAACCATCCATAAAATCACCAAGACAACTTATTATTAATGTAGTGGACTTTTGATGATTAATTGTTTTTTCAATCATTATATTTAATCGCTTGTTTAATTCGAGTTTATCCCAAACTCCACCATATAAAGAATATCCATCAGGATTAACATTCATTCCAACGTGTACGTCTGTATAAACTAGTCTATCAAATAAACCTACATATTTTAATTCACAAGTTTTTATAATATTTATAGGTTCAATTTTATCTTTAAAAATAGATAAAAAGTCTATTTCTTCGGTTGGTTTCATAACCGATAAATCGGCTATGTAATTAGGATTCTTTACGAAAACAGAACGTTCTTTATTAGTCTTATCCCAGTAATGAGGTACGTTCTGATAATCAACCGCAACACTTTCGGCAGTTTCATAAATCCCTTCATTCAAATCTAAAAGCCTATTCTTATTTCTTTTGATGTACGTCCTAAGAACAGTTACATCATATACGTTATCTTCAACGTTTAATATTTGCCTTGCTATTTCATTGTTGTTAAATTTTTCTTGTCTTAATAATTCTGTTATTTGCTCATCATATTGATTCCATTTACTTGCCATAATTTTCGATTTCTTTTTTAACTTGTTCCCAATAACTTGTCCCCTCACTTGGTCTCCAAGGAAATTCATTTAATATTTCATCAACTGCTATTAATGCGCATTTTTTAGCCTTAACATAGTCTGAATTGAGTTCTTTGCAATACTTAAAATATAAATTAACTGCTTTTTCTTCTGGTGTCATATCTCTAATTTTCTGAGTTCTCTTTGTAAAAAATCTATCGCCTTTTTTATATCAGCAATTTCATCATCTTTTTTCCCAGCTCTCGCAATGTATTTTACTGCTGAACCACGATTGAAGTTTAGCCTATACTCGCTACAAAAATCAATTACATCCATATTTGTAGACGTTTGGTAGTGAGATGGTGTTTTAAATTCTGTTGATTTCATAATATTTTTACATTTCGGGGTTAAATTCCTTTCTTAAAATCGTGTCAATTTTATTGCTTATTTCAGAGAAATATGTGCTTTTCTGTACTGTCGCTGTGTCAGCTACCGAATTGTTTAACTCCTCGCAAAAGTCTATTAAATCAGTTTTTAGCTTTACCATTCGTGGAGTTGTAGGTTTTAACTCATCAAGGTTTTCGAGCAGTAAACTTGATAAACAAAATAACTTATGTATTTGCGTATTCTTTCTTTTTGGATTCATAATGAGTTCATTTTAGATTCTATAATGTAATAACCACTTTCAACAATTACTTTGATTGGATAATTATTTTTCACTCTATTTTCGAGGTTAAACTGTACTCTAAATTTTTCTTTACCTCTTTTTCTTAAACGTTGTTTTTGTTCTTCGGTGTACTTCATTTCATTTCTTTTATTAAAATATCGTATTGAAGTTTCTTTGCGACCAACTCCTCTTTTGAATACTTATATTGTCTTGTTTGATTTGCTAAATTCTCTATTGTTTCTGCATATTCTAAACCATACCTTTCAATTAAACCTTGCCTATACATTAACTCGTTACCATTTAAAAAATGATTGCATTTTCGGCATTGTTTGTGGCAATTCATTGGGTTAAATATCACTCCAGAATAGATCTCTGCTTTTTTAAAATGCCCTCCATCCCAAAGGTCTTTATCATTACCACCGCACGAAATACAATTCCTATCTTTATCACGTAATCTAATCCATTTTTGAAAGGATTTTTTAGCTTCTGCTTCGTATTGACTTAAGGTTTTTAATTTATCACTTAGAACTTTTTTTTCAGCTTTCCATTCTGCTTTAGCTTTATTTTCTTTTAGTATTTTAGCGTAGGTAATAGCGCATTTATAGTCGCAAGTAGCTTGAAGAAATTGTTTAGGAATAAATACAGTTTCGCAAACTTTACAACGCCTGGGTTTAGGTGGTTTAATCATTAATTTATAAAATTAAAAATATGCTCAATTATTGGTAAAGTCCAACCATCACCTAAAAGACTACCTGCTTTTGCTTTAGATAATATTGAAGTATACCCATCAGGAAATCCTTGTAATCTTTCCATTTCTATTTGATTAACTGTTCTGACTATATCATTTTTTTGTATTAAAGTCAACATTCCTGTTGTTTCATTTCTATGTTTTAAATATTTTTGTGAACCATCTTTACCACTTCCTGTATTTAAACAAGTATGTTTATCAGTATCTATATAAGTCATATTTATAAATTCCTTTTCAGCTCTTTTTTTAATACTTTCTTGACTTGAACAAACTCTACTTTCACTTTCTAATAACGCTAATGATTTAATTCTTTCAACTCTGCCATCAGTAATAATATCCTTAAACATTATACCTTTATCTTTAGGTTGTGGAATATCAGTAACTACATCAAACATTGTTTCTTTAGTTCTTATATTTGTCCAGTAATATCTATCTCTTAATTGTGCTGTGACTAAAGATGAATTTATACGAACAGGATAAACTCCTAATGCTCTTGACATAATGCCGACATCTAATTTTGATGCAGAACCTACATTCTCTTGAAGAAATAAAACATTAGGATTTAATAGTTTTATATGTTCTAATATTTCAATAAATACAAAAAATAAACTCGATTTTTTACCATTTATTCCTGCTCGTTTTCCCGCAGCTGATAAATCTTGACAAGGTGAACCTGATAAAACTAAATCAATACTTTTCCAATCAATATCCCATTCCCTCCATTTTGTCACGTCACCAACTTGAATAGTATCAGGGAAATGATGTTGAGTTAATTCAATAGCATAAGGTTTAATTTCTGAACTATAATATTTCTCAATTTTAAATCCACAATTCTCTAACGCTTGTCTTCCAGTATTCATTCCATTGAATAAAGAAACTACGTTTACTGGTCTGTTTCTCATATTTTTAATAGTATTTCTTCGTTAGGTTCTGGAGCGTTTATATCAAAATCTTCTAAAAGATAGATTCTGATTTCCGTATGGTAAACCTCCATTTCTGTTGTTGTATTTTCTGTCGTTGATTTTGGTGTTTGGATTATTTCACCTGTTTTAAGATTAACCGATTCGTGAAATAAAAACTTAGCTTTTAAATGTTCATGTGCTTTAGTTGCGCTCCAAACTTCACCAAATAAATCTTTTGCTCCTTGTTGCATTAAAGGAATAAGCATTCCATAATAATATCTGTTTTGAGCATTTGAACGCTTCTTTTTTGGCTTGTCAAAAGTCAAAACAACATCGGTATTATTAAAGGAATTAATGGCTTGTAAAACTATATTTCTATTGCGTGTAAACTTTCCGTTTTGTACCGATGTTATTATTTCAACTTTTTTCATATTTCTAAATTATGCAGATGCTTACTAAAACGGTAAATCATCAGCAGTTTGGTCTTGTAGTACTTCTGCTTCGTATACTTCTTGTGTTTCTTCACATGCAACTTCTTTAATATTCCATCCTTGAATCGTATTGAAGTAAACTTTTTCTCCTTTTGGATTTTCCCACTCACGACCTCTTAAATTGATGTCAATTTTAACAGGTTCTCCTACTTGAAAATTATTTAATAAATCACATTTATCTTGAACAAATTGTACTAAAATATGTTGTGGATATTGTTCGTCTGTTGTGACAACAATATTTTTGCTTTTAAAAGTTCCTTTAACTACTTCGCTTTTAATTTCTTTAATTTTTCCTGATACTTCCATTTTTAAAATTGTTTATTTTGATTAATTTTGTTTATATATTCCTCTTTGATTTCTATTGCTTGTGATATGCGTTCTATTATCTTATTGCAAATAATATCGTCACGTTCAATTTTTATTGTATGATGATATTCTAATCCATCTATAATAATATAATTGAAAAAATAAGCTTTATCTCTACCTGTGCAAATCATTTGCATTTGCATCTGGTATAAATATTTTTTGTCAATTTCATTAGTTGCTACTAATTTAAAGAAAGTGCTTGCTTTAGGACATTTAATTTCTAAAACTGCTTTATTTCCAACCAAACCATCAGGACTTGCACCAGAATCATTTAATAAAGTAAAGAAACCACATTTTTCAACATCAATAAATTCTAACGACATTAATTCTTTGAATTTATAAAAAGCTAACGGTTCTAATTCTATACCTCTTTCCATGTCGTATGAAACAAAGTTTTCATCAACTTCACCATATAGTTCTTCAATTGCTTTATCTATAGCATAAGATTTTCCAGTTTCACCAATATCTTTAATGCCCATTAATTTATAAATTTCAGACGCAGTAAACTTGCCTAATCTTTGAGAGTGCCATTCTTCGCTTCTTTGTTCTATTTGTTCCATAATTCTTCAATTTCTTTAGATACGTTATACTTTGATTTTATTTGTTCAATTGTTGCGTTTGCTTTTTTTGCGGATTCAAAATTTAATTCTGTAAAATCAGGTTTTGTTTTTTCGATAGGTTGTAAAGGTTTGATTCTTACACCGTCTGTAATCGCACCCATCATTTTGACATTCCTATCAACAAACAACTCAATTTTCATTCCTTTCCAATTCTCTATAATATGACATTCTTTACCAATTAAACCGTTTTTTTTTGCAAATCCAGCTAATATTTTATTATTAGTTGAATTTAGCTTTAACGGTTTTATTGGTTCAATAAAATGACAAAATATGCCGTCCATTTTAGTTCCTGATACATCAACACCAGTTTCATATTTTACCTCTTTTATAGTAAAAATTAAAGGCATTCCATCTGTTTCCATTGCATCTAAATCAGCACTTGCAAGGTGAGTTGATTTACGGTATTTTCTCCAATCTGTTTTCATAATTTAATATTTTTTAAATAAGTAACTAATAATGTGTTGCTTCCTTGTTTAGCTAATTCTATACATTTATCTAATTGTATTTTAGCTATTTTAAGTTTCAATAGTAATTCCTGATTCCATTCCTGTTGTTCTTCTAATTCGGTTAATGGTTCATTTTCTTCCTGATTAATTGGATTAATTGGATTGTGAGTGTCGTAAGTATCTATCATAATTTCTATTTTTTTGTTAGACAAATATAATACTAATTTTAAGAAAAACAATATTTCAATTGTTATTTATATTCAGTATAAATTGCATTTTAATTGTTGTTTATTAAATAATATGACATATATTTGTTGAAACAAAAACGATAAAATTATGAAACTAAAATTTCTAGATTACCTACTGGCATTAATAATGATGCTTTCAATTCTAACAGTAACTTTATTAATACTAAACAATTTTTAACATGGCAGGAAGAAAACAATTACCAATAGAAGAAAAGAAAATAAGAATAGAACCTTTTATTAAGAAAAAGATAGTCGATTTAATTGGAAAAAAAGAATGTGAGAAGCTATCGGTAGAAGCTATAGAAAAAGAATATAAAAAACAATGCAAATAAAGTTATCAGGTTTGCCAATTATACCGCAAACTATTATGTATGTTACGTTTAGCGCATTAGGTTTTGAACAAATGAAATGCACTTCTACAAATACATATAAAAAAGATGCTGAGAAATTTGCATCAACTTTTAAGAAAGTAAAAGAAATAACAGTAAATATTAATGTGATCAGCTATCACGGAAAAGAAAAATAATTATGAAACTAATATCAATGACAGATTTTGTTTTAAAGCAAGGAAAAAAAGAAAATACAAATAATATAAGAAGGTTCTGGAATTGTGAAAATTATGCTAATTTCATTAAACAAAAACCCGAAATATGGATGTTTATTCCTTGTGATGAAAATGGAAATGTTTTGGAAGAACCAATTGAAACAATTGGAGGTGTTGAAATGTACTCTAAAAGATACCAACAAGCAAAAGAAAGATGTTTGTTTGTATGGAAAAAAGGATTTGACTACACAGGAATATGCGAAATGTCTAAAGATGTAGAAGATATTATGTTATTTGAGTTTGAGTTAACGGAAACAGGAATAAAAAAATCAATACTATGAAAATAATAAGAAATCTATTCAAAACAATCGAGCAAAAAAGCAAAATCGATTTAATTACAGAATTACTAATAGTCGGAAATTCCACAGAAGATGCCTTAATTTTGTTTAATAAAATAAAAGCAAATTTACTATTTGAAATGAAAAAACGTGAAAAACAAAATGCCTTTGAATGTCGATTAATTAATGAATTTGACAGAAAGGAATCAAAAGCTTACGACACTAATTTCGATAAACCATTATCTGAAATTGAGGTAAATTATGAAATCGTAAAAAATAATTAATATGGAAATAATAGCCGTACTTTTATTTATTGTCGTAGTAATTTTTGCGAGAATAATATTAAATCAACTGGAAGAGATATATGATTTAAAAGTTGAATTAGAAAAGAAAAAACAATACTGACCAAAGCCTGATAAAAGGTATAGAGCAAGGCTGCTATTATCTTTTAGTTTCGGGTAAATAAATTAACATTATGAGAATTATAGGAGGGTTTCAAAACACAAAATTGAATAAAGAAGATTTCGCATTAACACCATATTTATTTACGGTTTATGTAAAAGGCGAAATAATACAAATTTATGGTTTAGGAATTTGTTGGGGTTTTTATTCTGTTTACATAGGATTAGCATTTAATTTACCAAAAAAATATCCATCATTTACAGTACTTCAATTGAAAAACTGCTCGTAGTATTAGGCTTCGGATAAGCAACAATCTTAATAAATATAAAATTATGAAACCAGAAATCACAAATACAAAAGGCAGTACTTTCAGTTTAAAACAAATTATAAAAATAGTAATAAAACATTAAAATTAACCATTTTGATTTTTTCTTTGAAATTAAAAAAGGTAGCGAAATAGATAATGAAGAGAAATTAAAACGAGCTAAAAACGCTTTCGTTTAGGTGGTGTTATGCCGAGTGCTTTTCACGAATTATCAATGTAAATCAAATATTATGACAATAGAAAAATTAAAAGAAAAACTTTGCAAATACGGACATCCGTTTATTGTTAAAGAAGGTGTTGTTTTCACCGTACTAATTAAAGGCTCAAACCTTTCTAAATGGGAAAATGTAAATGCTATTCAAAAAATGGTTCTTGATTATGCAGGTGAAAAATTCCCCACAATCGAAGCTATGGTAAACGACAATGAAGTTTTTTGCTTGGTTTTGGGTCCATAGCATTGGGCATAACGGTTCGTCGCTACACTTTCGGCGTGGTCAAACACAAAATAATGCTTCGGTTGAGCCAAAAACACAACAAGTACAAACAAATAATTAAATTAAACCAAGTGCCGAAAATCTCGCAAAACCACTGTTATGCGTTCGGCTTTTTATCTACTAAATATGATAACAGAAAAAGAAATATTAAAAAGTATTACAAACAAAATATCTGAAAATAACGAAATTATTAAAGATGCTTCAAAAGAAAATGAAAGACTCTTTAAAAGTTTATTAAGACGATTAGATATGCCACAAGAGAAAATTGATAGATACAATAGAGAGCTTGCGTCTGATAATTGGAAAAAATATTCTAAAACTTTTTCTCTTTTTGATGTGGATTCCAACCAAGCTGACGCATAACGGCAGATGATTGTGGCTGTTTGCCACTACAGAATTTGTTTCGAAGGAAAATGGTTGTGCAAATAGCTACAATCATTTGTTATCACTAGTGCATTTGTATTTTAAAATTAACGGTTTGAGCGACCTTAAAAAACTCACAAAAAACAATTATGGAAGAATTTAAAGAAGAAATCAGTTTCGGTAAAAAAGTAATCTATTGGATTATTGGCTTATCAATTTTATTGTCAATCGGTGGATTTATCGTGAATAAAGCAACCGAAGCAACGCATTTGAAAGATGCAGTTATTGTTTATGAGGAATTTCAAGAAATCTACAATACTTGTAGTAAACTGAATACCGATTTATGCAATATGAAAGAGCTTGACGAAAAGGATGTTATGTTTGAACAATTTAGCAAAGCTCAAAGAATAAACACGATTAAAACCCAATTGAATAGATGGGTTGAAGATTACAACGCAAAATCAAAAATGTTCGGGCGTAGCTTATGGAAATCGAACCAATTACCTTATCAATTAACCAATCAAGAATTTTCTTGTAACAACTAAATTTAAACAAAATGAAAAAATTATTATCAGTATTATTCGTAGTAGTATTATTAATTTCTTGCGATAACAGACCAAGTAATACATCAGCAAAAGATGAACAAGCACAAACAGAAGTTAATCAACAAAATCTAAACAAAGTACAACCAGCACCTAGAATAACTTGGTCACTTGAAAGAGATAATTTGATTAAGCGTTTCAAGTTACAAAATGACAGAAGTATTGTGTTTTATATGTATTTATTTATTGAAGGATTTTCTGAACCTATTGGATATTATCAGGTAAATAAAGTAAGCTCAGTAAATAGCCAATTGACAAATCCAGAACAAATTGCAGTAAATAATTCTTATGGTCAATTATCATTACCAAGTCCTGCAGAAGATGGAAGTTATGGGACTAATGGCGATGCAGTTTTTGGATTTACTCCAGAAGAAATATACATCGAACATAATATGAAATATGTTGTTTCTACTGTTCCGCTACACTTTCAAAAACCAGTTAATAAATTGACAATTATCAATGTTGAAACTGAAAAGCAGTTAAAAACAATGATGGACAAAATTAAGTAAGATAGTTTGTCGCTAATGCAATCGCTGTTGTGTGGTTGCATTAGTGATAACGTTACGGTGCTTGTAGATGCCAGCCTACACGCATAGTATTTTCGGCTGGTATTTACAAACACCTGTTATAAGAAGTAGCGGGTAATTTAAACAAATAGTAATTATGAAAAGAGGACAATTTGTAATAATAGATTTAAGAAATATGGACTTTATGAAGGATAAAGAAGGTAAAATATGTGTATATGACACAGAAGAAGATGCTTCATCAACTTGCGGAATTTACGAGTTTGAGAATGCTTGGGTTTGCGAGTTGAAGTATAATCACATTGAAAACGATTAGAAGCTATTTCTTATAACTATTGGCTAACAGTTATAATGCTATACGATAATTAATTAACTATCAAATACTTAAGATATGATTGTACAAGTAAATTACTTAGTTAAATGGCAATTTAAAGAATATCCACATTATAAAATTTCAACTTGTAAAAAGATAATCAATTGCAAGACAGGTAAAATTATAAAATGTACTAAAAATGGAGGAAGTATGGGGTATTTTATATCAGGAAAGTTTTATAAAAAATCAGATATTAATAATCACGTAGAGTTAATTCCAAAATCTAAATGCCCTTTCTGAAATTAGGTAATTTAAACCAAGCTAAAATACCTAAAACTAAAACTAAAAACAAACCGATATACAGAAATGTATTATCGGTTTTTTCAGTTTGTTTAATATTTTCTTTTTTTTGTTTTTTTAAGGTTGTAGTTTTAAATTCATCTTTCGTTTTTAAGGCTATAACCTTATTTTTTGAGTAACTAATTTTAGCATTTAAATAACTTTTACCGTTAATTATAATAGGCTTTAAGCTATCAATTGCTTCAATGAATAGTATTTCATTAAACGTGCTATTTTGTTCTAAAATACGCTTATTATCAACTGAAATAGAATCTGTTTTTATATCTAAATTACGATTATTTACTTTTCTAGTACCGCAAGATGAAAGTAATAGTATAATTAAAATTGCAATAGTTGAGCATGTTATTAACTGCCAGTTATTTTTCATTATAATATTTTTCAAATAATTGTTTTCTGTGCGATAAACCTATATTTCCGCCATTAATTTTACGTGTAATTCCTTTTATATCGTTCTTATCAGCCAGAGCATTTAATCCTTTTAAGTTCCAAAACCATAAAGCTGAAATCATTGCATTAGCTTCTTCTAATAATAAATCAGGATTTTTTAAGCAATCTAAATCAGTATCATTTGCAAGTCGATAGTAATTCTCTTTTCCCGTAATTTGTAAAAATCCACGACCTCTATATTTCCATCCTTCACTACTTGCTTCATTACCATTACCCATTCTATTAGCATAAACTCTATTTGCTATTCTTGACTGTTGTCTTGAGTAAACTAATGATTGTTCCTTTGTAAAATACTTAGGAAAAACAACAAGTAATCTATCTGATGAATAATTCAAATTTTCGCTAATAGGTTTTAATCCACTCTCATGCTCTATTTGAGCCATAAAATGACAAATACGGAGCTTAGTTGTAAGTCCGTATTTGTCAAATAATGTTTTATACTTCTTCTGAAGATTCATCTTCTTTTGGTTTAACAGTGTCAATAGCTTGTGCTACTACTACTGCATCTTTAAGAGATAATAATCCTGCTTTCTGAGCCATTTCGGCTACTTGACATAAAACTGCAATTGCTTCTTTCATATAGTTATTTATTAGAGAATAGCCAAACAAAAAAACCTATGGTAGCGGTGATAACACCCTTTGCCACAAACTTAACGTTAGCCATATTCTCATCGATTATTAATTGTTTCGATTCTAATTCGTCTACCTTTTTCTCTAAAGTTTCTAATAAGTGAACAACCCCTTTTTTACCCGTAAGCTCCGTTCCTGTTAGTAAATTTCTAATATCACGAGTGACTTCTTTTACGTCTGTTAAATCAGATTTATAAACTTGAAAATGGTTTTCAAGGCGGTCAACTTTTTCTTCGAGTAAGGGCATATTCATTTTATTAATTATTTATCAAAAATACAAATTATTCAGTTGGCTTTGTAAAAAAGTTCTTTACTAAGTATGCAAAACCTCCAGCTAAGGAAGCTACACCGATACTTTTCCAATCAAAGGTAAACGAACCTGATTCTATTGATTGTTGAATAATAACTACAACTGGAGTCAAAACTGCCATTAATAAACCTTTACCTAAATCAAGCCAATTAAGGCTTAGAAAATTACTCTTATCCATATTTATTTATTTTAATTAATTCTATAAGTTATAAATGTATTAGTTGCCGTTTTTCTTGTTTTAAACGTAGCTGATGTTCCTATTGCTATTGCAGTTGAGCCTACTATTGTATGTCCAGTTCCAGCAACCATAGTAACAGCGCCTGATGTATTTCCAATATTAATAATATTCCATTGAAAACTATCATTTACTGCTAAAGTTCCACTATAAGCACCTGCATCAGTTAACGTCCCAGTTGGTAATGTTAATGAAACTGCACTTGCTGAATTTACAGTAATTATATTTGTAAGTATTTCAGCAATAGTTAATGTTGCAGTTGCGGTTTTAGATGTTGGGTCTGGTTGTACTATTACATCTCTTAGAATAGTTGATAAATTACCACTTGAATCAGATACTACTATCCTTGTTCCTGTACCTATTAAATTAGCAATATTAAATTGACCTAAATTAGTAATTCTAAATCTTTCAGCATAAACATTAGAGTTGTTTCTTGTGCTAAATATCATTGGAACTCCAGTAACATTAGTGCGTGAATCAGGAACATTTATACTCGCAACATCACTTGGTGAATTACTTTTCCAAAGAATTGAATTTTCTATTGGAGAAGCAGTACTACCGTTACTTAATGTTCTTAGAGTTAATCCAGCACCAGATGTTTGTTGGTTATAGATACCTCCGTTAGTATTTAAAATATTACTAAAAGGAGCAGTAGTCATTCCTATTCCTACTTTACCATTTCTATTTATATCTAATAAACTTGTAGAACCATTATAAAATCCAAATGCAGAACCAGAAGTAGTTATATTAGAAGACGAATCTCCAAAAGATGTTCTGAATAATATATCTGATTCAGTAACTCTTGCAACATCTGTATCTTGTAATCCTAATAAAAATAAAGATGTATATGCAGTACTTGAACTTCTTGAAGCTATCATAGGAACAAGTCCACCTGCTCTTGCACCTATTACTAAAGCACTTAATGGAATATTTGCATAATCAGTTACATCGGGATGGTCAAAAAACGCTTCTCCGTTTATATTTAATTTTCTGCCAGTAATAAACCCACTGTTATCAGCTTTGAATTCTGAAATATTTTGTCCAGTTAATGTGTAGGTATATAGATTTGTTTCTGTGTCATTTAATATTAATACTCTAATATTACCACTAACAACTTGTAATCCTTCTCCCCTATGTGAATTGCTTGTATTGCCTGCTAAATAGCCTATAAATGTTTTTTTACTACCATCTAAACTTAATTTAGACAATCTTGTCTGTTCAGTTATATAAAATTCTGAATTATAATAAGATATTCCTTGTATGTTATTTGTGAAAGGTTCAGAAATTGTTATAAATCCTAAATAAGTACCTGTTAAACTATATTTCCAAATTTTTGTACCATCGTTATAAGATGAAATATATAATGTTGTACCATCTGTTGCAATAGAACTACATTCGTGTCCTTGTGCAGATATATCATAAGTAGTTACTAAAGCTAAAGTTGATGAATTATATTTAGCTATTTTCATTCCTGTAACTGCTGGGTATGTTTCAACTGGAGCATAAATAAAACCTCCCAATTCTACACCATCTCCTAAATGATTAACTCCAGATATTCCTGTAAATGGTGTTGTATTATCTATTACAATAGCCCAAGAAGAATCATATTTAGTCAATCTACTTGTTCCAAAAAGATAATGGTAAGTTCCGTCAAATGTATAACCTTGTTCTAATGTTATTGGCAATACTGTAGGAGTATTAACACTATATTCTGGTTGAATTGTTTGAGCAATATAACTAAAACTTTTTTTATCATTTATTATCTCATCTCCAGATAAATGAACTACTAATGAATCATTAGCTGGAGTATATCCTAAAACTGTACCAATACTTTTATTTTTCCAAAGTGAAGTAGCACTTTCATAAAATAATCCCTGATTATTAGCTACTGATGATATAAGAACATTATGCAGTTCTTCTAACTCATATCCATTATCAACTTTTACAAATATAGCCCCTTGAGTAATATGCGCATATACACAGACACCAATAGTTACCGAGTGTTGTGGGGCTGTTGGTTTAATGTTTGTTAATTTACCAGCAGTTATAGGCGAAAGGTATAATATATCTCCATCCGCCCACGTTTCACTTTGTAAAGAACCAGTTGTATTAATACCTCTAACTAATCCGTTTGTAGTTACAAATCCTTCCTGATTAACAAGTATATTTTCAGTTATCAAACCTAAAGTACCTGCACTTGTTAAATCTGAATTAGCCAATGCTAAATCTACTTTTAATCTTTGACCTTGCGCTCCTGATGTATAGACAGCTTGATATCCAGCTTCTGTTAAGTTTGAACCTGTTTTATTAACAACTCTTACAATTTGCTCTTGTCCTAATTGTAAAGTTACATTTCCACCTTTTAAACCTAAATCTAAAGTACCATCCGTGTCATTCCAACGCATTACACCTACGCCAGCAGTTTGAGTTGGTGTTTGGTCAAAAGTTATTTGCCCAGCACTTAATTGAAATTCACCTAAATTAACATTAGAAGTTGCTCCAGTATAAGGCACTTTCAAAGCTAATGCATCATAGACTACATCTTCACTTGGAGTAGTATCTGTAAATCCTTGTCTTATAAATTGTGTAACTCCTGATAACTCAATATTAACTGGTATTTCAACTCCTATAAACCAAAAAGAACCATTACTAACAATGGCATTCAATTCTTCCGTACATACAATTGTAGAACCTCCAGAAACATTATAAAACGTACCTTTTCCTACTAATATGAATTCTTCTTTTGTAGTAGTAGGTAATGTTTGTCCATCTGTTACAGATATTGCTCTAAATCCAACCGCATCAGTAGCCCCAATATAAGCACTGATAAATGTTGATAGTTCTTCTATCGTACCTTTTTTCAAGTCTACACCTACTTCATGAGGTATGTTATCAGTTAGATTAAATGGTGCGCTCGGAAGTTCACCTACTCTAATTGTACTTACAGCTGTTGGGTCTATCATAATTTCATTACTGTTAACGTTACTATATATGGTTGCATATTATTATGCGAGCCACCACCACCATTACTATTCAATGTATGTACCGTATTAGGCTCATCAGGACTTGTTACTATATATTGTCCATTATCACCATTATCATCATTAGAGCCTGTAAAACTAACTGTTAATGCAGGAACTTCTGAAGATAATAATGTATGTGTTGTTGCCCCACCTACGAATCCAACAAATGAATAGTTAGTACCGTACGCTATAGATACTCTTCCATCCCTATTGTTAGTGCCATTTTGTCCATTGCACATCACATATCCATCCATTAAATTAATACCTCGTCCAGTAGCATCGAAGTTGTCAATAATATATTGTTGAGTTACATCTAATTCAATTACTTGAAATTGTATCGCATTTACTAAAGGAGTTATCAAATCAACTAATTCTTGTATTGTAGCCTGCTTTAAATCAGTACCTACTTCATGCGCTATCTTGCTAGTTAGTGACAAAGGTGCTATTGGTAATTCACCAACCCTTGTTGTTGTTATTAAATTTGGGTCTATCATATCTCGTTTGTTCTAATTATTACATTTGGATTTCCATTATTTACAATTATATCAGGATTTCCATTATTCAGTACTGTAGTTCCTAAACTTGCAGTTAATGGTTTTCCAAAGCCAATAGCCGAACCACTAAACGAAATGAATTCACCTACTGTATTCGGGTCTGATAAATCAGAAATATAACATTTTCCATAGTCTACAATAGGGTATATTGTGCCTTGAAATTTCCAATCTAATAAAATCCTATCTCTTTTCAATTGTCTTAGTTTATCTAAACTCGCAATAGTAAAATCACCTCCAGCAACCGTAGTATTCAATTGTAAACCTGAAAAACTAATATTATAAGATTGATTAATAGGTCTTGACGTATTCCAACCCTCATTGTCACGTGTTGTCGTGTCTAAAAACTCGCTCGTTTCTTCAAGTGAGTTTTCAGTCAAGCAACCCACAGGAATCCATGAGTTATTAATCTTTAGAAACAATATCCTATCTTCTCCGTTTATAAAATCCATATCACAAATATAATAAAATTATCCGACAATTGTAGGCTTCACAGTATTTCCATAATCAAAAGAGAATTTATACAATATATCCGTTATTTCAGCAGAATATAATTCTAAAAGTTTAAAATCTACCACGTTAGTTTTAGTATTATATGAATATTCAATAGGCAAGAATTTGCCTTGAATATTATTTATATTTAAATATGAAAAATAAGGCAAATATCCAAAAATAGAACCTTGAAATATTTTTAATGGTTTTTGTGATATTCTTAATTCCTCCTCCGCAGCTATTCTAAGCAAAGGAAAGCTTTCAAAACTTCCTTTTCTTGACCATGTTTGCGTAGGTGTTATTCCATCTTCTTTAAACACAGCACCTAAATAAACAATTCCAGCATTATCACCATTTGAAACTGATTTGTTTTCTTTTACTATTGAACTAATTTTTTTATCTCTTGAAACGGTATGAAATTCGCCAACAACGTTATCTCCTGCAAATGTATTTATCAAATCAACACTATGAACTTCAGCCATGGTTGCGCTAATTGTATTGTTTGACGGTGTTCCCGATTTTGCTATATATACTTCAACAAATACAGGACCAGTAACAGGCAAAGGCAAAGATGGTATATTGTAATTCTTTGTAATTACTCCGCCACTCGATTCTTCAGTTCCAAATATAACTGGTTGTATATACGAAAAAGTAACGCTATCTAATGTCCACTCTCCATTTACATTCATTCCGTATAATCCTGCTCTTACTCTAAAAAAGAATCTTGTACTACCATTAGATTTTAAACTAACACTTAAATCAAAAGTATCACCTTGATTTAATAAAACATTTTCAGATGTTGCTATTAATTTTATAGAACCAACTATAGTATCTGTTGTCATTTTCAATCCTGAATCATCTAATGGGTCGTTAATTAAATATGAAATATTTGCATTATTTATTGTCCAATTTGCATAATTTAAATTAGTATCGTGAACTAAATTATAATTAGGTAATAATCCACTAACAAACCCATATTTATAACCTAAACGAAAAGCAGAAACACCTCCTTTTATTTCAATTCTTTGATTTCCAGAACAATGATGCGGGTAAAAATTATCTATTTGAGAACCTAAAGATTTGTTTAAATTTAAGGTTACATTTCCAACATAGACGTTATTTATATCGTATCTACGAAATAAAACATAAGGATTGAAATATATTTCATTTGATTTATAAATATACCACTCTCCATTTTCTTGAGTTATACAAGCGCAAAATATATCTAAAACAGATTTCAAAACCTCCTCGCAACTCATTAAAGTACCATCGCTTGCTGATTTACTATCATTTTTAAAAAAACGGTCTGCATTTAATTTTATTTTAGTTAGAATATCTAAATTATCGCTTGCTGTTAATCCATCGTATAAAGTGTTTATTGATGTGTTTATAGGCAATAATATGCCAGTTCGTTTAAGGCAATAATATACAATATCACTTGCTTTCATTTTACCAACAAATCTAAATCCATTATCTTTTACAAATGATAAGTTTGACAAAGCACCCAAACCATCTACGCAATCTAAATTTAAAACCCATGAATCTCTTACAAATGATTGATAAACCCCGTCAGGTTTTAAAAAACCTCTAAATATTATTTTATTGTTTTTATAAAATTTAACCGTAAATTCCTGCTCATCTTGAGTATATAAATCATCCAAAGTCAATAACGCATTAGCTTCTAATTCTAATGATAAACCAGTACCTCTAACACTATCTAAATGGTCTTTTACACTACCTTTTTCTAAAGTTGCATAACCTTGAATTTCAATAGGTGTATTTAAATAATTTTTCTTAAATATTTGACATAAAAAAATATCTCCTACAACATTAGTATATTGAAAAAAGTATTTTAAATTTAAGTTTTCATTTTCAGATACCGTTACTATTTCATAAGTTATATTTTCATTAATATCACCAGCAGAAAAGCTCAAACTATCACTATTGATTAACATTTCAATAGTATTATTTACTCTTTTATAAGATATGAAATCAGCAGACCAGTTTGCAATTAAAAAAGCTAAAGTTTTATCAATTGTTTGCGTTAATGAAGCTTGTATTTGTATCTGACTTGGTATGATATCGGAAGCCCCATAATCTAAAGACATATAGACTTCACCAGAATTATAGACTACTGCTATTTCATTTACAAATATTCCAAAATTAAAACCAACACCTGTTAGTGGTTGGTCTGTAAACGATAATATAATTCTTTTTGCCATAATTCAAATATAATTAAAGAGCGAGTGAACCGCCTAATCTTTTGTTTTTATCTAAAGTGTTCGATAATACACCTATTAATGATTGTCCTGATATCTCAAACACAACCGTTCCACCATTGCTAAAACTTGAACCTCCTGATGATGATGTTGTTCTTGTGTTTGCACCAGCTCCTGTTGAAGTTGATGTACTACCTGATGAACCTCCCATTGAACCTCCAAGGCTTGTTGCTTTAGAGCTAAATATAGACCCTAATGCAACTAAAGCAACACCAGCAGCAATAGCGGCGAATGGGTTTAAAGTTTTTAATGCCGCTTTAATTCCCAACATACCAACTCCGATTTCAATTGCCATAGCACCTAAACTTGTCAATATACCACCTAATCCAGCTAATAAAGAATTTCCTGCAGCTTTTAAAACATTTCCACCAGTTGCTAACGCTCCTCCTATTGCACTTCCTAAACCTGAAAATGTATCTGATATGCTTGAATTAATAATTTCACCAGCTCGAGTATTAAAATCCAATAAAGCATTTTCAACCATTAATAGTTTTTCATTTACTTTATCAGGAACAATATCCATTTGTAATAAAGCAGAATCGAAATTAATTGAAGGTGCAACTAATCCACCAGGAATAAACCCTTGTTGAAATTCAAATTTAGGTTTTTTAGGCTCTTTAGGCTCTTTAACTTTTGGAGTTTTTACTTCTTTAGGAGCAGACTTTTCTAAGTTAATATAAGCAGCTGTGCTATTGTTTATACTCTCAGTTAACTTGTCTTGTTTAGCTCTATTAGAAGATAGATTTGTGTTTAGTTTACTTAATGTATTATTTAAAGCTACAGCGTTTGCTACATCAAAAAAACCAGCTCTTTTTTTGTATGGGTCTAATAATTTAAACGCATCACCGCCAGCTAAAACAGCTTTAGCAAATTCAAAAGCTTCTTTTTTATTTAATTGATAACCTCTAGCTACTTCAGCTAATTCATTTTTAATATTGCTTTGTATTTTTTCTTCTTCTTCAGCTAATTTTACTATTTTATCAACTGAAGCTGCAGCTTTTGCTTTTGCTATAATAGCTTGTGTAACTTTTTTTACTGCTGTTGCTACATTTCCATTTAATATTTCCTCGGTTGATAAATTCCCAAAATAAGCGGGGTATTCTGATTGTAATTTCTTAACAGCTATTAGTCTTTCTTCGTCTGATATTCTTACATTTTTAGCCGTACTAACTAACGCATTTAAAGAAGATATTTGAGCCTGAGAGTTTTTAGCAACTTCGGCATTCATATCTTGTAATTCCTTTGTATTAGCATCAAAATTACCAGTTAACTTATCGATAACGTCACCAACACTTAACCCGCTTTGTGATAATAAAGTAAAACCTGTAGTTAACAAAGATATTCCAAGTAAAATACCACCTGAACCCATTAAAGAACTTGCTAAAGCCTTGAACGCTCCTCCTGTAGTTCCTGTTTGGTTTTTTAAATGAGAAAAAGCTTCAGCGGTAGCGGTTAAGTTATTTCCAATACCTATAATTCCGTATGGAGCATCTTGTGCAATTCGTGAAAATTGCATCAATGCATTAGAACCGTTTGCAGTACCTTTAGTAAATTGTCCGCCTATTACCGCTCCAGTCTTTCCAAAAGAATCTTTTAAAGTAGCTAATGAGTTCTTAGCATCTTTTATTTGTGCATTTATTTCTTTAGTATCTAACCCGAGCTTTAATTGGTCTAATTTTATTTTTGACAAATCACGAATGTCAGATTCTACTTCCTTTACTTTCTTTTGAAAATCAGTAATATCAGCTCCTATACCTACTTCTAACTTGTTTCCTGTTGCCATTTTTGGAATGCTTTTATAAAATTATCTTTATGCTCTTGTGAAACTATACCACTTTGTTTTTTATCGTTTATCAAAGGTAAGAAATTTTCTTTTCTTTTAGGCATCTTTTTAGGGTCTTGGTGTGGAGCTATATAGCTCGTCCACATCATCTCTCTGAGCATTTGCCATTTGTATAAATCTTGCCTTTTATACGAAAAAAGCCTGATTTGAAATTCAGCCCACGTCATATCGTAAACGAAATCCAAATCAGGACATTTAAGTTCTCCTAAAGCAAAAGATATTACATCTTCTGCCCAGTTTATTTCTTCACTAACTTTTTTTTTGTTTCTTCTTGCTTTTGCTCAGGTACATCTTTAACTAATGATTGTCTAAATGCGGTAAAAAAAGCAATTATAGTTTCCGATTCGAATCCTCCATTGTCATCAATCCAATCCGATACATCGTAAGCATCAAAATCAGGATTTTCACCTTTACGAATATAACCATATGCCAAAGAATGATACATAATCTCAGGCATATACTTGAATGGATTTTCTTGAATTTTAGCATCCAAATCAACCATAGACAAACCACTCTTTTCAATTAGATTACCTAAGAATCCTAAACCAAAATAGAAATCTCTATATTGTTCTCCAACAAATAAATTTATTTTTTTCATAATTAAATTAATTCAGCTTTCCAATAGCTATCTCCTAAATGAATGAATCTATAAGAAATATTTGCAGCTACAGAAATGCTTGTAGTTAAACTTGACACTCCATTAGGAGATAACAAAGCACCGCCAGCTTGATTGGCTCTGACAGCAAAAGAAGCGCCGTTATTCATAGCAAATACTAAAACTTCTTTTCCTATTACCGTTGTAGTAGGCAATACTGCCTTATCCGTTGCTCCTGAGGTAATTATTTTATTTAAGTCATAAGATAATACCTGATATGGAGATACGTTGTCAATTTCTATAGTTCCTATCGTTTTAATAGGTGATTGCTGGTCTATATAATCTACAACTGATTTTAAATTAGTTCCTACATCCGTAGGAGTAATTCCTGATGGGGTCGTTTCATTTGTTATTTGGCTATCAATTTGCGCCTTTAATGTTGTATTGTCCATTTCTATTATTTAAAGTTAAGCAAATTCGCTGCTAAAAACATTACTGAAAACGTTAGTTCAGGCGTTAGGGTCAGTCAATAATATAGCACCATCTCCGTCAATAGTAGCTGAGAAAGTTGATAATTCGTCACCACTTCCAAAAGTAGCTGATAAATCAGTCAAATAACCACTACCATAATATTTAACAGATGTAGCGTCTGATATATTAGTGTCAATTTTCCATTCAATAATATTTTTAGCTTGTTGCAATAAAAATAGAGCATCATGCGATTGTTTAGCAGTATCTCCTCCTACAGTTGTAGTATCGATATACTCTCCTTCTGCATCAATAGAATAACTAAAAGTTCCAGCAGTTTTCTTAACTACACCAGGGAAGCATTTTGTTTGTGATTCAATCATTGATACAGTTGTGTTCAAACTGTTTGATGTTAGACAAGCAACTGGCTTATATGCAGCTCCTGTATAAATGTATAAAATTCCTTTTTCGCCTAAAATAGCCATTGTATATGTTTTTAAAGATTATTAAAATTTATGTAAATATAGTCAAATTATTCTAATGTTAATACCAACCGAATAAAATTTCTATATACTGTTTGTGTTGATGTACTTGAATCTAAATTACTTGGAAATTCATAAGTACGGTTAATCACCGTATATCCTGATATATTAATATTGGCTATTAATCCTAATATAGTATTTTCCATATCATCATTTTTCAATCTACTACCTACATTACCAGCACCGTTATAAATGCAAACAATATCCAATAAAGTAGAAACAATCCATCTATCTCCGCATTTAGTAGCTTTATCAATCTCTTTATCTTGAGTTGAAATAATCACATATTCAGTAGGATTAACTTTGCCAGTTACTTGCATATCATAGCAAGGATATGTGCCTATCAAAGCATCATATATTGCCTTTCTAACGTATTTACTTGGATTTACCATATTTCTCTAAAACCTTTTTTAATGATTCAACATATTCTTTTCTTCCTCTTAATAAAGAAGGATATAGATATGGTCTTGCTCTTAAATTAACTTCTTTTATTCCTTTTCCTTTAAATAACCAAGCTTGGTCTTTCATTTCATTTGGAATACTAACTAAACCTCCAGTTCCAAACTCAACATATGCAGCATAAGGGGCGACAATTCCGCCAGCATAAATATTCCAATGTAACTTATCTTGTTGTTCAGCTTCAATAGATTGTCCTAATTTACCAAAGTTTGCTACAACTAATCCTTTTGCATAAAGTTCAATATCTCTTGCAGTAGATTCAGTTACGTCTTCAATATCTTTTTCAGCTTCTTTACCGTATTTACGTAAATTAGTTATAACTTTATCTAAGCCTTTGATTTCCATTACTCTCTTTGTGTAGCGTAAATTTCAATATCAATATTATTTAAATCAACATTTTCTATTGAATCAATATTATAAACTAAACCATTGTATTTTATAAAATTATCTTTGATAGACAAATCCATGTTATACCTATTTCTAATTACAAAAACAACTTGGACAAAGTTATCATTTTGACCGTTTTCATTTTGTCGATAAGCATTCTTAGTTTTAACATTACCCCAAACATTATTCACTAACATATCAGTTACAACTGAACCTCCGAATCCATCTTCTGAATTAGTTGTTTTCCAAATGGAAATTAGCTTAGTATATTTTCTGCTTAACATGATTAAATATATCTACGATTTACGTCAATAGCCTGCATAACTGATAAAGGAATTAATGTACTGTTGCTTTGTGTTTCGCTTTCGTAAAACCATACTTTAATCAATTGCAAAGCAGCATCAATTAACTCATTTGGTACTTCATCAATATCAGTATAGCCTAAAGTTAATGTAACTGAACCATTGGTAGTCGGAACAATAGCATTAGTTTGTCTATATTGTATATTTAACAAACTAACTGAATTATCAATAGGGTAATCATATACAATTACTGAATCAGTCAAAGCACATGAATAATATGTTTTATTTTTAGTTAAAAAAATATGTCCTGTTCTTTTTTCAATAAACGATAGACTTGACTTAATCATACTTGAAATTTCATCATCAGTTTCAGTCTGTAATGAATCTATTTTCAAATATAATTTAGCTCTATCTAACGATATTACATCTAAATGGCTTAGCATTATTTTTTAGCTTTTTTAGTTTCTTCTTTAATAGCAACTACATACCAATCCATTGATTTAGCATCTTCATCTGATAATTCGATTTCATCATCAATAACATAATTCTTTTGTTCTGATAATTTGTAGAACGCTTTTACAACTTTATATTTTTTCATAGGTAAAAAATTTATAATACAAATATAAATAAAAATCCCTATACTTTTACATATAGGGATTATTAACTAATTAACCTTATTTATAATGAAACTATACAGCTGTAAAGTCACCGTAAACGATAGCTGCTGGTTGCTCAACTGCTAATCCTACTTGCGCTTCAATACGAGCAGTGATGTTATTATTCACAAAGTTACTTCCTTCTGTTTCTGAAAACTCTAAAGAAAGTCCTTCAGTTACAATTTTGTTAACTCTTGACCAGTCACCTACATAATATTTATTAGCAGCTAACCAGTTTGCTTTCAACAATGGAATACCGTTAATTCTTAATTGTCCACCTTCAAGAGTTACAATTCCTGGCAATCCATATCCAGCACCTGTTGATTTTTCTGTTTTCAATATATCCCAATAATCAGCAGGACGTACCACAATTCCATTAACTGGGTAGTTCAATCCTTCTTGTTTTGCGATTTCATTCAAAAGCATTTCAATTTTATTTTTTCCTGTGATGATTTCAGTTGATGCAGTTGCAGCAGCAGCTAAAACACCGTTAAAAATTGAGTTCTCAGCAATTGCGTAATCTCTACGTAATGCGTTAGGAATGAATGAAGTTAAGAAAGGCAAGTTGTTTGCCATTTTTTTACTATAACGAGTAAAACCAGCAATAAAGTTAGTTGCCAAATCTACCATTGTGAAATCGTAGTCTCTTTGAGATTTTGCAGAACCTTCAGTTTGTGCAGCAATTGAACCTTCTCCAGCACCCTCTCTTGGATAAGTATATGTACCTCCTGAAATATTAACAGAACCAACTAAGTCAGAAACATTAACCATTTGCCCCGGAATCATAACAACGTTTAAGTTGTAGTCTCTTGGAGCGTCACCTGTTAGGTTTGCGCCTAAAGTCATATTTCCAACAACTTTTGTTTGTAGCGCGTTTCCTTTTCTAACTTCTGAAATACTTTTGAAGTTCAATTCAATAGCTTTAGTCAAAGCATCTTCATTTGAAGTTGAAGCTGATTTCTCTTGCAATTTAACGTCTAATTTGTCAGCGTGAGCTTGAATAGCTGTTAAATCCGCTTTTAATGCCGATACATCAGCGTCTTTTTCGGCTTTCATTTTTGTTTCTAAGGCTTCAATAAGTCCTTTTACTTCGATTGTTTGCTCAGTTGCTTTTGTTTCAACTTGTGCTTTAATGCCTTCTAAGGCGTTTTTAATTTCTAATGCTTCCATTTTTTGTTTTTGTGTTTAAAGTTTGAATGATTTTAACGATTCTAAAATAAGCGGCTTATTCAAAGTGTCAGTTTCTGACGACTTCTTACTAAGTGCTTTCATTATTTCAATCTCTTTCGACTGAGATGTGATAATATCTTTAGACATTTTTACTAACGTATTATTCTTTAGTAAACTTTCATATTTTTTAGCCATTTTAATAGCTGACTCGTGATGCGGTATCATCATATCAATAAACTCCATATCCTTGTCGTCTTGCTCCTCCATTTGAGCCATTTTCAACAGCGTTTCAATTTGTCTTAATCTACTATCGGAATAATCCAAATTATATGATTTTTCAATTAATTCCATAATACCATAATGGCTTTTAATTGATTTAATATCTTGTACTGTGCTTAATTGATTTGCTCCCCATGAAGACAAAAAAGAATACTCCATTAACTTGTATTCGTTAATGATTGATTTATTCTTAGTATCTCTTTGCATAACCTGATAACCTATTGATAGTTCAGCATTTAAACCGCTTGAATGCATCAACTCAATATCCGTGAACATATCCTTACCTAGAGGTTTATTCATATTGAATTGAGTAGTTGTCAATAATCCATAAGAATCCTTAGTATCAATAGTTAAAGGAACACCTATCATCATTGTAGGATTATGGTCTTTTAATACTCTAATTCGTTTAAAATTCTCATTAACCGTTTTATCAAAAGAACCATATGCAGAAATATCACCATCACTATCCTTGAAGTTATATGTGTTTGCATAAGCAGTCACAACTCCTTTAGTTTGGTCTAATTCTTTTAAATCGTAACTCAATTGTTTAAATTCCATAATACAAATATATAAAATTATTTTTATTTAGTCTAAATAACTATTTAATTTTTCTAATTGGCAATCCATTTTCATCTTTTTTTACTGTAAACACAACTTTGCATCGGCAGTTTATATTATTACCAGCACTTCCTTTCGGGTCACCAGGATATTCTAATTCCTCTCCTCCTACAAAAAAGTTTCCATATTCAGATACTTTTTGACCATTCATATCTAAATGGTCATATATAGAATGTGGCGGTCTACGAGTTCTATTATCTTGAACCGATATCCAAGTCTTTTCTAAAACTAAACTTGAATTATGTGCAGCCATTACAGTGCTTACATTTGTCGCTGTTGTTGTTTCTGTTCTTGCAATTCTCAAAGCCTGATATTTATACCAACCAAATTGTTTTTGTAAGTTCCGTGTTATCTCAGCAACTGATATATTATTATCGTAACCATCGGCAATAACTTTAATAATTGAATCTATTAATGTTTGATGTACCGATATTATTTTCAATCCTGCATTTGTATTTAGCCAATTATAAATAATAGTTTCAAAATCTATATCAGCTTTAATTCCTTTTTCAATCCTTTTATATTGTGGTTTGCCTAAAGTTATATAAATTTCCTTAAACATTTCCTTTATCTGAACTTCGGTAACATTTGCATAGATTAGAGCGTTATAAGTTAACTTACTCATATTATTAAATGGAATAGAATTAACTATTTTAATTATATTCCTTCTAACAATCCTGTAAGCTTGTACTTCTTGTCTTTGTCTAAGCTTGTCCATTGTTAATAATTGAGCAAATTATATAAATAAATAAAAGTATAAAAGTTGCTATTGATAAAAATTCAATCTCTTGTTCGTCAGATTTAAAAAATTTCATAATTATTGATTATTATTTGTCATATCTGTTATACTCGGGTCATTAATATTAACCAAATTATTTGGGATATATATTTCATTCATCATTTCATCGTCTAACTCCTCATAATTAAAAACTTCACGTCTTTCATTTAAAGTTAATGGAACTGAATTAACCCATTCAGACATAGTCTTCATATCTGTTTGCATTTCTGGAAGTTCAGATATATCAAAATCTAATTCTGCTTTTTCATATCCTTTAAACTTTTGAATAAACAAAGGATTTAAATAAGAAGCTAATAAATCTAAATCAGGCTTAATATTATCAGTTATAACTCTTTTACGAGCTTCAATCATAGTATCTACACCAAAGCCTGAACCACTTTTATCTTCATTTAATAAATCAATTGCCCAGTTTAAACAATTACACAAAGTTCTTCTATCATTACTAAGGTAGTCAAATGGCTTTAATTCATCTGTTGTAAGTGAAATGCGTGTAAATCCAAGTTTAGCACTTGCGCCAGCAATATTAGATAAACGTGTTGAATCGTTATCCATGTCAACTAAACGCTCTTTTAATGATTGTCCTTGTTCTGCTGTTAATGGTGATTGTCCATCGCCAGCGTGTATAAATCCATATACACCACTATTTTGCATTGTTTTAACGTTTTGGTCTATTCCGCTATTAGAACTATTGATATTTCTAATAGCAGCCATCAACTCGCTATAACCGTAAAGATGTGAACCGTTTTGATTATAGAAAGGATTTGAGCGTTTAATATGAATTATAGAATCAACATCAAATTTTATAAATTTATTACCTTGCTCTAAAATATAGTAATCAATAGGGTTTTCACTTTGTAAAGATGATGCATTACTTTTTAATACTATCTGAACCCAATGGGAAGGCAAAATATATAATTGCATCGGTTGTCCTGTATTCATTCCCTCGGTTGGAGCAACCTTGTATAAATAAACATTCCCTGTAACTTTTAAATAAACTTTATACAAAAAAAGAATATCATGCCACGTTTGATTTACATTTGGTCTTTCCAAAGGCATTGGTAATTCAGTATCTGTTTCTGAATATGCTTTTTGTTTTAATTTCTTAATTTCATTCTTTTGTTGAATAGTTAAGTTATTAGGATATCTTTTAATTTTCTTTAAAGCGGTTTCATCTTCTATTAATTTCACACAGTAAGGTACTGAAGTTGTTTTAGATGCCATCTGATTAACAATAGCATTTACATCAGGATTTTCACCGTAACCTTTAGACATAAGAACTTCTAAGGTATTGTTATATGTCGTAGTCAATCCACCTACTTGTCTGTAAAGTGCTTCGTTAAAATAGTTTTTGTTTGGATTAAGAAAAGCATCCAAAGCTAAACGGAATCTATTTACTGCCATTGAGTTAAAATTTTATTCAAATATACAAAAATAAACTTATAATTATTAAAATGTAAAAAACTTAGGCGATAATTCAAAATACATACGAAAAGCTAAAGCATCAGAATAATCGGGTGAACGTCCTATTAATTCTTTTACTTTTTCTTTAGGGACTATTCTAAGTTTGCCATCATTATCTATTTTGTCCCTTTTCACTTGTTCTAATTCTTTTATAATATCATCCTGCATTGTACCATCAGGACAATTTATAAATACTTCATTACGCTGTATTTTTTCAGATAATTTATAATAGCATTGTGTTTTAAGATTTTGATATTCAACAATTACATTTTCTTCTTTTAATGCTCGACTATTATTAACAAATCCTTTGCATTTAAGAATATCAATTACACCCCCACCTACACCATCTTCATCCGCTATTATATTAGAGTTTGGAACTTTCCATTTACTTGCTAATCCTCTTATCGCTTCTGCAGTTTCTATAATAGATGATTTAGATAAAGAAAATATCTCAACTACTCTAAATCCTGACCATACACATATAACCATTTTATCGCTACCATAACGAGCAATATCGGCACTAATATACATTTGCCCACCTTCAACAAATTCATTTGAAAAACAATTATTAATTTTATCATAATCAATTAATTTACTTGGGTCATTATCATATTCCCAATTACCATAATATAATCTTTGTTTGCTATTTTCGTCTAATGCTAATAAAGATTCTAAATAAGAAGCTGGTAAATTTGGATTATCAGTTGGTAAAGATTGAACAAACTTTTTTGTTTCTGATAAAGTTTTATTTTGATTTGGTATATAAAACTTAGAATAAGTCCAGTTCTTTGCTGGATTACAACTACCTAAAATTTTAGGTATTAAATTATATTCGTTTAATTTATAACGAATACGAGAAGTTACAATTTGCCAAGCTTTATAAGATATTTGATTACATTCGTCAATAAATGCACCTGTAATTTCCAATGACCCTAAACTATCAAAATTAGGGTCTGCTGGGTACGAATATAAATCTTTTAATAATATTTCACTACCATTATTCCAATAAATAATACCGTTTTGTCCGTTAAAATTAAATTGGTCTGTAATTTTTAATTGAGAAGCTAAGTCAAAAAATGTGTTTAAAGTTGTTTCTTTTAAGGTTTTTAACTTTGCCCTACCCATTAACCAACGAGTATTGGGATAATTTTGACATTGTTCTATTAACCATAAAACACCTAATGCACTCTTACCTCCTCCAGCAGCTCCACCGTATAGTATTTCCTTAGTTGTTTGGTCTTTAAGGTAATAAACTGCGTTTTCTTGTTTAGATATTAGTTTCATTTGGTTTCACTCCATTTCCTAAAGAAATAACATTTGTAGTTATTTGTCCTGATAATTCATTTTGTATTTTATCTCCAAACTTCTTAGGTTTAAGTTTGCTTAATTCCCATTTTTTAGCATCTATTTTTAATCTTTGAAGTTGAACCCAACCAGTATCTATACGTCCAGTTTCAGGGTCTCTTTGTGGTTCTTCTAAATAATCTTGCTCTATGCTTTCAAACTTTAATTCAGCTCTTAAATCAATTGCACGTGCGTATTGGTTCGCTTTGTTTTCGTCTTTATCAATCCATTCAAAGAAAGTATTTCTATTAGGCATACCATCTTTAATTAAAATAGAACGTAAAGAAGCTCCATTTTCAATTTCATCTAATATAATTGGAAATATTTTATCTTGATTATAAGCCATATAATTTACTTAAAAAACCGCCTTGCAAACTACTCAAAGATACAAAGCGGTTAAAAATTATTAATTATGAATAGAACAAATATAGTTAATATATCTTAAACTTTATAAATTCATCGCCTTTTTTCACAATTGATTTAAAAGCGTGTATTAAAAATCAGTTTCAAAATCAGTCCAAACTAATACTTCAAATCCTTTTTCTTTTAATTGTTTTATTCTTAATTTTTGTATTTCTGATAAAATACCTATTGTTTGTTTGACTTCAATAAATTTAATTTTACCATCTTTTAAAGCCATTAAATCAGGAATACCTACCCAAGAGGTTTTAATAAGTTTAATAACTTCCCAGCCATCTTTTTCTAATCTTAATTTCATTCTTTTGTTGAATAGTTAAGTTATTAGGATATCTTTTAATTTTCTTTAAAGCGGTTTCATCTTCTATTAATTTCACACAGTAAGGTACTGAAGTTGTTTTAGATGCCAT